CTATGTGAGCCAGGACGTCTATAATGCTGTCCAGTCGATGACTGCCAGCCTTCTCGAGACCTTCTCGGCTGGATCGAATATCGTGAAATTCGCCCCAGAGGGGCCGGAAGATGTCGAATTAAGTAAGGTTTGCTCAGCGTACACAAACTTCATTCTGTTCCGACAAAACGATGCTTTCTCAGTATTCCAGAGTGTGATCCACGACGGCCTGATGGCCAGGGTCGGTGTCGCCAAGGTCTACTGGATGGACAAAACCGAGACCGAGACACAGACCTTCGAGAACCTCACCCAGGACGAGCTCGATATGCTCCTGGCTGACGAGGGCGTCGAGCTGGTAGACAGCGAAAGCGACGACATCGGTCTCCTGTCCGGTGAGATCGCCATCGAGCGTGATGCCAGCAAGGTCTGCATCGAGGCACTAGAACCCGAGGCATTCATTGTCGAAGCTCAGGCACGGTCCCTCGAGGACAGCACCTTCTGTGCCCACCGCAGCCGCATGACCATCAGCGAGCTCCGCGAGATGGGCTACGACGATGACTTGATTAACAGCATTGGCGGCGACGATAACGCTGAGTATCAGACAGATCCCGAAGTCCTGGCGCGTTACGAAGGTGTCGATGATAACCGTGGCTATAACAACAATGGGTACCAGGACCAGGTACGCTCGGTCATGGTGCACGAAGCCTACATCATGCTCGACAAAGAGGGCACTGGTGTAGCCTATCTTTACAAGGTCATGAAAGCCGGCGGTGTCCTGCTCGAGTGTGAAGCAGTAGACAAGCGCCCGTTTATCACCTTTGCCCCGCTGCCGACACCTCACTCGTTTTATGGCGCCAACTTTGCAGATCGTCTGTGCGACACACAGAACGCCAGGACGGTCCTGACCCGCTCGATCCTCGACCATGCGATGATCACGAACAACCCGCGCTACATGGTCACTAAGGGCGGCTTGAGTAACCCACGTGAGCTCATCGATAATCGCGTTGGCGGCCTCGTGAACATAACCAGGCCTGACGCAATCGCACCGATGCCCCAGGCGCCGCTCAATCCGTTTATCTTCCAGACCCTAAAAGAGCTGCAAGAGAACGCAGAAGAGAACAGCGGTATCTCGTCACTGACAACCGGCATGAACAAAGATGCCGTCTCGAAGCAAAACAGTGCAGCCCTGGTAGAACAGCTCGCGACCATGTCGCAGCAGCGCCAGAAGGTGATTGCTCGTAACTTTGCCAATCAGTTCGTCCGGCCGCTCTTCCATGAGGCCTATCGCCTGGCAGTTATCAACGAAAGCCAGGAAAAGATCGTAGACATCTCTGGTTCCTACGTCCGCGTCAATCCATCCCGCTGGAAAGAAAAGCGCGACGTGTCTGTCGAGCTGCACCTGGGCTATGGCGAGCAGGACCGTGAGGCACAGAAGATGCTCGCGATGCACCAGCTATTCAGCCAGGATCCGGCTATGCAGCCGCTGTACCAGCTACCTAACCGCTATGCGATGATGAAGACTGTCCTCGAGAACCAGGGCGTCCTTAACGTCGATGATTATCTAACGTCACCTGACCAGCTCCCGCCGCCACAGCCTGACCAGGCTCAGCAGATGCAACTGCAAATGGCTGCCAAGCAGATTGAGCTGCAGGAACGTCAAACCCAGATTGCCGAGCTCAAAGCCCAGACCGATGCTCAGATAGCCGGTCTAAAGATGGAGCTGGAAAAGGCAAAGGCTGAAGCACAACATGCGCTGCAGTCCGACAACCAGGATCTGAAAGAAGAGCAGTTCGAGCATAAGCGTATGATCGATGAGGGCGAGCTCGAGATCCTTCGCCGCCAGTCAACAGATGTACGCGGCATCGCCAGCCCGACTGGCTAACACAAACACAAACTAAGGAGATACCTCATGTCTGATGAGGATGAGCTTCTGCGCCTCGGCGACGGAGCCAAAACGCTATTGGAGAGCGAGGTCTTCACAAAGACCATAAACGACTTGGTAAACCAGTCTTTCCACACATTCTGCAACTCAGCTCCTGACGATCAGAAGGCGAGAGACCTGGCTTATCATCACTACCGAGCCCTAACCGACATCGTCCACACACTACAGCAGCGTGTGTCTGTAAGAGACGAGATTGTCGCCAAGGGCGCTGCTGACAACCAGCAAAAGGACAGTTAGCACCATGCAGAACGTGCAAGAAGAACTGAACTTGGACTACCAGGTGCCTGAGACACAGACGCCGGTAGAAGACGCCATCCTAGCTAGATGGTCTACAGACGCTCCCGAAGAGGGGCTATCACCAGACGAAAGCGAAGAGGCAGCGGCAGATGAACTGCCGGAAGAAGAGGAAGAACAACCTGAGCTGGAGCTCGAAGAGTTAGACGAGGCCTCGGAAGATGTGGATGAAGCCGATGACGTGGACGATGAGACGGAAGATGAGCAGGATACTGATAGCGATATCGATATCACTGACGAAACTGAAGTTGAGTTTATTGTCGCTGGCGAAACGCATACGAGCACCATCGGTCAACTCAAGCGGCTCGCGGGTCAGGAAGCGTCTCTCACTCGCAAAAGTCAAGAACTTGCTAAACAACGTAAGGACGCCGAAGACGTGTCCAATCGTAGTCATGTGGTTCTTCAGCGTCTGCTCGCAGATGCTAAGGAACGTGCAAAGCCGTATGAAGATGTGGACATGCTTGTCGCAAGTCGCACTATGGATACCGAGGACTTTGCACAGCTTCGTAAAGAAGCTCAGGCGGCGCAAAGCCACTTGAAGTTTATCGAAGAAGAAGCGGACACCTTCTACAAAGACCTTCAGCAGAGACAGCAAGCAGCCATGAAAGACGCTGCTGGCGAGGCTGTGAAGGTACTCCAGGAAGCAATCCCCGATTGGTCGAATAGTCTATATAACGACATTCGTGCCTACGCGGTTGCACAAGGATTACCGACAGACCAGGTCGATACAATCGTCGATCCGGTGGTTATCCAACTGATCAACAAGTCGCGTCTTTATGACCAGGGCAAACGAGTTGCCACCGTCAAGAAGAAAACAGCGGCTAAGAAGAAGGTATTGAGATCCAAGAAAGCGCCGGCGAATGCTCAAACACGAGCTGCAGCCAAGCGTGAGAAAAGTCTCGATAACCTCCGCAACTCACGTGACAACGAAGACATCGCAGACGCGATCCTGCAGCGTTGGGAGCAGTAATCTGTAAACCCTAGCTCAGAGAAGGAAATATCCCATGAGTTTGTACAGCACATATGACCAAGTGGGCATTGCCGAGGATGTCCAATCGGTCATCCAAAACATAACCCCCTTGGACACGCCTATGTACACGGCCATCCGTGACCAGAAGGTCCACAGCCGTGTATATGAATATCAGACAGATGCGATCGATTCGCCTGGCGATAATAAGATGATAGAAGGTGCCGATGCGACTGCAGCATCCCTGACGCCTACTACCATGATCACCGGCAATACTCAGGTGATGTCGAAGACCTTTAAAGTCAGCGCGACAGCAGATGCCGTAAAAACGCATGGCCGCGCCAAAGAAACGGCGTACCAAATGTCTAAGGCCCTTAAGGCCTTGAAAAAAGACATAGAATTCGCTTATGTCGGCCAAGACAATGCCGGCGTAACCGGTTCAGAGTCCGCAGCCCGTGAGATGGACAGTGCGTCCCAGCTTATTGCCTCTGGTGTCACAACCGATGCCGGAAGTAACTCAACAGACGCGCTGACAGAGACTGTCATCAATACCAACCACCAGGCTTGTTATGAAGCCGGCGGTGAGCCTTCGATCTTTATGATCAAGCCTGCTGACAGTTTGATTGTTGCGTCCATGACGGGCGCCAGTGGTAGGCAGCGTACCTTTAACGACGAGAACAAGACCCTCACCAATGCGGTCAACATTCTTGTCACACCTTTTGGTGAGCTGAAGGTCGTGCTGAACCGCGTTCAGATGAGCACACATGCGTTCCTATTGGATCCGACCATGTGGCGTTCTGCAGTCCTTCGTCCGACCAGCCGTACTTTGCTTGCAAAGACTGGTGACGCGGACACCCACTTCGTTGTGTACGAAGGCGGCCTGATGCACCTGCATCCGTCTGCTTCCGGCCAGATCAACGGCCTGTCGTAAGGCAGTTAAATAGGCGTGGGTGGGAGCCCCGAGGTTTTATGCTCTCCTTGGCCTCGGCCCACCCACAGCCTTTCTTAAGGAGACATCATGAACAAGAACGACGTGAACCTCATTGGTTCGCGAGCCGATTGGCTCGAGGACGCTGATGGTCTGGTGCTAAAGCAAAGCCAGGACATCTCACAGGCTTTCCTCGACGGCATTAAAGACACACGCAACGCAAGCCTGGACAAGCGAGAAGGCGACTACATGTCCGTCGCTCAGATCCCTGTTGTTGTTGTCGAGAAGTGGATGCGCGAGGGCTTCGATATCATGGGCCCAGGCATCACTGCCGCTGAGATCGTCAAACGTCTCAAGGAAGAAAACCTAGATGCATTTCTAACTACTGAAAAGAGGGTCTGATGAAGAGCTACAGAAAAGGCAAGGGTGGACGTAAGAAATGAGCCTCTATCGAAACATCCACAAGAAACGAGCCAGGATTAAAGCTGGCTCTGGTGAGCGTATGCGTAAGCCTGGCTCGAAGGGCGCACCTACGGCTGCCAACTTCCGTAAAGCCGCTAAGACAGCCAAGAAGAAACGCAGGAGTGCCTGACAATGAACTACGGCGATCTCAAGTCACACTTTAACGACCTTCTAAACAGGTCTGACATTACCTCAGCCCTGACGGCCAGGTTCATCGACCAGGGTATCGCCCGTATTCAGCGTCAGCTCCGCACCCCTATGAATGAGAAGGTGCGGAACTATACCGTCACCTCACAGACAGCATCTGTCACTGTGCCTAATGACTTCATCGAGCTCATCTCGCTGTACCAGGATGACAGAGAGCTACGCCGGCTGCCTATGGCAAACTTCCGGCCTTACGCTGCTAACACCTACACTGGCAAGCCTATCTACTTTACCCGCCAACAAGCAGACCTGCTGCTCCACCCGCAGCCTACTAGCGGGACACTGACCCTGGTCTACTATGGCGAGTTCGACGCCATGTCAGCCGACACTGACGAGAACATCTTAGCGAAGGCTGCACCCGATCTTATACTTTACTCAGCCCTGACTTTTGCCTCGGACTTCTACCTAGACAACAGAGCTGAGGTCTTCGAGGGCAAGTTCAATCAGTTTCTCGGAGAGATCCAAAGCCAGAGTGATGACCAGGAGCTATCAGGAGGCACCAACGCAATACGTCCCGCGTATGCATACGCAGATGGGAGTAACTGATGTCGAGCTTTTTCAAGTCCAGCGGCTCTGTCGATACAGGGACGCTGCCACAATCTGGTAGCGACGTAGCATCAAACACTGAAGCAAACACTGCTATCACGTCCTTCTTCAAAACTGCCGGCGCCAACTCAACTGACGAAGCTACGATTAGTGCATCTGTTACCGCTGCAGCTCTCAGTGAAGCAAACGCTGCAACTAGCGAAAGCAACGCAGCAAACAGTGCGGCCTCAGCTTTGCAGTCCAGAAACACAGCGACGTCTGCAATAGCAACTGTGACAGCAGCTCGTGACCTTACGCTCGAGTATCGAAACACTGCGTCTGGCCACAAGGATGCTGCAGCCAGTAGCGCCTTAGACGCATCGTCAAGTGCCACCGCAGCGTCTGATGATGCTGATGATGCCGAGCTCGCGAGGCAGAATGCGGTAGCCGCTCAGAACGACGCAGAACAAGCGGAGCAAGATGCACAGACAGCTCAGGCTGCAGCGGAACTAGCTGAGACCAACGCAGAGACCGCCCAGGCTGCATCAGAGGGTGCCAGAGACACGGCACAAAACCACAGAGATGATGCACAAAAGCTGGCTACTAATGCCGAGGACAGCCAGTTCACCCTTAGTGATACCACTACCACCGGCTATTCCGCTTTACACTACAACGCAAAAGCTCTCGCAGCCAAAACCGCTGCTGAGACAGCGCAGGGACATGCGGAAACTGCCGAGCAGAATGCTGAGACATCCGAAACAAATGCGGCTGATAGCGAAACGAATGCCGCCGGATCAGCGTCGTCTGCCTCGTCAAGTGCCGGCACAGCGACCACAAAGGCTGGTGAGGCATCTGACAGCGCCGCCGATGCACAAAAGCTCGCTATTAATGCAGAGGACAGTCAGTTCACGCTTAGCGATACGACCACCACCGGCTATTCAGCCCTGCATTACAGTGCCAAAGCATCTGCATCAGCGACAGCAGCCTCTAATTCAGCATCAGCCGCCTCAGACTCAGAGGGTGAAGCTTCAACATCTGAGCAGAATGCCTCGAGCAGTGCCAGCACGGCGTCTACAAAAGCCGGCGAGGCCTCGGATAGCGCCGCAGATGCACAGAAGCTGGCCATCACTGCTGAGGACACTTCATTCACCCTCAGCGACAACTCCACTACTGGCTATTCAGCTTTACATTACAACGCCAAGGCATCCGCATCAGCAACGGCCGCTGCAAGTTCAGCCTCGGCTGCGTCAACCTCTGAGGGCCTTGCCGAAGGTTACAAAGATGACGCCGAGACAGCCGCCGGTAATGCCTCGTCAGCACAGTCAGCAGCAGAGAGTGCCAGGGATAGTGCCCTAGCAGCCTACGACAACTTCGACGACCGCTACCTCGGCGTGAAGTCTTCAGCTCCGTCAGTAGACAACGACGGTGATACCCTGGTTGCCGGTAGTCTCTACTTCGATAGCACTGGCCAGAAGATGCAGCTCTACAACGGATCTGCCTGGGTAGATGCGTATGTCCAGGGCGGTGACGTCGTGTTCAAAAGCCAATCGAACACCGGCATCACAGGTACGCTGGAGTTTGTTGGTGGTGTGTCATATGACCCATCGTTTGGCACCTCAGGCAGCGACACGTCAACGACAGCAGCTATCGCTTTAGATGATAATATGTCTATCGTGAAACCAGTCTTTGGCTATATCCGCAACCTGTTCAAGACGACAAGCTCCCACGACATCGTCATCGGTAACGAGACAAACACCAGCTATCAAAACAACGTCAACATCTACAGCAGTAACACCGGCCACATTAACCTCTACGATGGTCACCAGAAGGTGTTCTCCACCACAGCAACCGGTGCCACGATCCACGGCAACTCTGGTGATGCTGTCCTTACACTAGAAGCTGACACGACGAACACAGACGAAAATGACAACGCCTACATCGATTTCTTACAAGATGGCGGCGGTACTCAAGGCCGTATTGGGACAGACGGAAACAACTCCTTTACACTGACCAGCACCTATGGAAGCAATACTACTGACCTACGTATCTACGGTGGCACGAAGACTGAACTCTATTACGGCTCGACGAAACGCCTGGAGACCACTAGCTCTGGCGTGACCGTCACAGGATTGCTGTCTGCAACCACCAAGTCATTCGACATCGAGCATCCGACTAAGCCAGGTATGCGGCTTCGCTACGGCGTCCTCGAGGGGCCAGAGAACGGCGTCTACGTCCGTGGCCGTCTTACCAGTTTCTCTACCATCGAGCTGCCTGAGCACTGGAAGGGCTTGGTGCACGAAGACAGCATCACGGTGCAGCTTACACCTATCGGCCGCAAGCAGGATCTATGGGTTGAGCACGTTGACCTGGAACGTGTCGAGATCTGCAAAGAAAACATTGATTGCTATTACGTCGTCTGGGCTGAGCGCAAAGACGTACCGAAACTGGAGGTCGAGTATGCGGCTGAAGTTTGAGATTGCGTCCGATGACACACCTACCGTTGTCGATAGCGAGTTTGAGGATCAAACGATTGGAGTACACCGAGAAGGCGACAAGCTAGTCATTTACGTAGTTGTGGACATCCCATTGGAGACAGATAATGGCGACATATACGAGTAGCCAATCTGGCAACTTCAGTGCTGCATCGACCTGGGGCGGCTCGGGTACGCCGGCTGACGGCGATGCTTTTAATGTAACTGCCGGCCACACCGTCACCATCGACAGCGGCATCTCACAGCCAACTAATGGCTATCACGATAGCTACATCTACGGCGTTTTGAAAAACGACACGTCTGCGAACACAGAGCTGCGTATGAATGGGCGGCTCTACATTAAAGGCGGCGGTCTGCTGCACATCAACGACAACGATGGCGCTGTGACCTTTGACATGAAGATCAAAGGCACGTCTAGTAACAGCCACGGCCTTTGGCATGAGAATGAAAACGAAGCCAGTATGATCCTCGAAGGTGCAGACGGTATGCCCTGCACCACTCTGGCATCAGCTCCGACAGAGAACGCTACAAGCCTTTCGTTCACTGACGCTTCTGACTTTCAAACAGGTGAATGGTTTGCCGTCTTCGATAACACGACGGCGCAAACAAATGGCACCAATAACAATACGTCCATGCGTGACGAGGGTTTCATCGTTTTTGCAAAAGATGGAAACACAGTCTATTTCCGGCACCTTGTCGGACCAGACGATGTCACAATCAGCTCACATAACGGCAACAAGATCGTTGTTACAAATGCGAAGAAGTTCCGCAAAGGTCAGTATGTCGTCTTTGGCGCTGTGTTCTATGCCGGGGATAACTTGGTCACTACAGCTCAGATCACTGACATCGACTACCTCACTAACGAAATCACACTCAGTAACAACGTCGCAGCTTCCTCTTTAACCAGCTACCCTGCTAACCAGACAGTATACCTCACCGGCACTGAAAAGCCTCATGCAGCAGGAGACAAGGTCCGCAAGGTTGCTACCGTCACTCAAGGCAACCCGCTTATCCAACAGACCTTCACGGTCACCGTGGCGTCTGGGACTAACAGCTACGGCACTGGCAATAAGTATTATATTGCTGGGCTATCTGGAGCTTCTCCTACGGTAGAGCTAACAGAGGGCAAAACTTACGACTTCGACCAGTCCGATGCTTCTAACGCCGGACACCCGCTACGTTTTAGTTTAACACCCAATGGAACGCATGGGGGTGGCTCAGAGGTAACCAGCACCGTCCAGTACTATGGCACACCAGGATCGGCCGGCGCTTTCACGCGAATAACTATCGCATCGTCAGACGCGCCTACATTCTACTATTACTGCTCCAACCATTCCGGCATGGGTGGCCAGGCTAACACTCCGGCCGACACGGGTACGCAGATTACTGTGAGGGACAACTCTAAGTTTCAAGCTGGAGACACCATCTTCATTGCATCTCCCTGGGAAAGCTCAGTCGCGTGGTACAATAGCTATTCGTCCTACTTACACACAGTGTCGAGCGTTGACCCCAACGGCCAGTCGCTTCATCTCAGCACCTCTCCATCCTACACCGTGCAAAATGGCGCTTTCGTCACCCGCGTCAGCCGTAACATCACCATCGGTGGTGCAACCACGGACGACCACGTCTTCTATCTTGGTGACAGTTACACCTCGAACTACAACCGCATCAACATCCAGAAGGATGTTCATTTTAAAGACATCGGTAACACGTCGAACAACCTTTATGGTGGCTGGACTATACGCGGGTACTTCAACTCAAAGGCGTCACTGAAAAACGTGACGATGACACAGACTGTCCCAGCCAACGACCAAGCGCCGTGGACAGAGGGCGTGACCGGTAGCTTCCTACGTCAGAGAGACCATAACGGACTGTGGCAATGGTCATGCCGATATTCAAAGCTGCGCTGCTGCTTCGTACACAACGCCTATAATGGCGTTCATCCGTATTGGCATGACGGGAATGGCGTCTATAACTGCATTATCGCAAGAAACAGCAACCTCGCTATTCGTAGTGACGGGCAGAGGAACAACAACGAGATTGCGTACAATTACGTCAACAGGACAAATTACGGACTGCGTGTTAGCACCGGCGAATATGAGGCTGGCTTCGGCGTCCACCACAACATCCTCGATGGCTTTTCTCACTACGGGTCTCATGTAAGCTCAGGCACAGGATATGGCGTAGACGGACTATATTGCAACGATTTCAGAGGTACGGTCTACGGTCACTATTCAGAAGGCGGTGCAACGCACCTCTACAGCCGCACACAAGAGGCCCAGTGGGGGCAGGTGGTTGCCTCTGGTGTAGGCATACACGGGGGAACCCAGCAAGCCGGTTCGGCATATCAAGGCGCTAGAGAGCGTGCCACTAAGGGCTATCACAACGTCTCAACCCACTTAGAGTGGGACTTTGAAGTGGACCTTGTTGCCCAGTACGCATACAACGCCCGCCGCATCTGGGATGTAGACGAACAGGCGTGGGCCGTCAGGAAACGCAACACCACCAATGGCTATTTTGGCGCATCTGTTTACCTGCCGCCTAACTCAACTCTGCGCGTTAGCCTTGACGTGAAGCTCGATGCAGCCCCAGCAAGTGAATACCCCAGACTGCGATTACAGTCTAATTTAGGGCAGCAAGCAGACAACCGTTTGAGTAATGCCGTAGATGGTAGCACGCGCTTTTCATCTGACCGTATATCCGCTGCTGCTACATCGGCATCTATCGGCGCGTATGAAACGCTGGAAGCAACTTATGCGGCGCGTGACTACGGCTGTACTGTTAACGTCCACTGGGGCCAAAACCCTAGCGGAGACGTGGCTGGCTTCTATCACAAAGACCCGATAATCCGCATCGACACCCCATACGAGCAATACATGTGGGTTGCGAACTCTTCGCAGCACGTAAACTTCGTGCCGGATATTCGCAGCTCGTTTACGCAGCAGAAGAAACGACTTGGTGGAAGGATCAGCTAATGTCTGACGACGTACTTATTCCCCCAACAAGCCGTAAGATCGAGCTGAAGGACAACAGCGGAAACGTAGACGGTAAGATCGAGCTGGACGCCAATGGCAACCTAAACATCACAAGCCCAGGCGGTGACATCGGCATCGGTGACCCAACGGCTGATGTCTACATCGGAGACGGCACGAACAATGTCGATATTGTCTTCGAGCAGAACGGTGAGATCCGAGCACTGACCGGCCGGACACTAACCCTGGGACAGTCAGACAGTAACGTGCACGTCACGGCTCAGAACTTCACTGCCGATCAAATGGAGCTAATCAGCACTAATGCTGACGCGGCTGAAGGACCAGAACTCAGTCTCTACCGAGACAGTGCAAGTCCTGCAGATGACGATATCATTGGTGTGATGAAGTTCCAGGGTGAGAATTCTGCTGACCAAAAGAAAACCTATGCAGAGATCAACGTACAGGTCGCTGATGTATCGCAGTACACTGAAGATGGTAGGCTGCAATTCCGAGTACTGAGTGGCGGTTCCATGCAAACTGTAGCCCAGGCGAAGTTTGGCTACTTTGGGATCTCCAACGATCTGGTTTTAAGCGGGGCTGTACGTGAAGCAGCCTACGAGTGTACCGGTACTTACCTCGATCCCAGCAATGGCACTCTGCAGTATAAGACACTCTCAGCCAATACAACCTTCACTGAAGGCTTTTCGGACGGCGAGGCGATCACTCTGATGATCGATGACGGATCTGGCTACACCATTACTTGGCCAACGATTACCTGGGTAGCAGGCACTCCCCCGACACTTGCGACATCCGGCTACACCACCATCGTGCTGTGGCATCGAGACGTTTTATATGGAGCTGTGGTCGGCTAATGCTCAGTAAGAAACTGCAAGCTGCTTGCAACGCACCCGTCGTAGTCGATGACGGCAGCATATCGTTTGTTGGCAGTGCTAAATACGAGTTCACTCATACAGGCTCTGGATCGTATAACTATGACGACGTCACCATCTCCTTTGCCAGCAGTGCCGTAGCAGCCGCACAAGCAGGCGACCTGGCCATTATCTACATCTGTAATGACGACAACAACAGCAGCACTGGTTCAACCCCAAGTGATTGGTATGCTTACGGCCTGTCTGACTACGGTGCGCAGAACAAAGCGTATGTTAAAACTCTGACAAGCAGCGATGTTTCTTTTAGCGTCACTTGGTCTGACTCTTCTGGTAATGATCGGATCAATCCCGCAGCGATCATGATGGTTTTCCGCAATGCCGGTATCAAAACTGTGTATTATCATTCTCAATATTCGGAAGCCAGAATTCCTGATATCGCAAGCATCGACGCCGATGACGCGATGGTCTCGCTTGTAGGCGCGACGATTGCGAGCCGTACACCAGTCTGGCCAACAACAAACTACAGCGACAGTGCAGTATCAGCCGTATCGTCGGGTCCGTCTTACGATTACTTAAGAGCAGACGCTGGCTATGACTTAGACCCAGGCTCATCGTTCTCGGAGCATACGATTTACACAGGCGGTTTACGCGGTATCACCTTTCTTCTGCATAAGCAGAACCCTGAAGCGCAAGGTGCGGCAGTCAGCAGTACCGATCTACCGTCTACCGTTGTCTGCTACACGCACGGCGTGGGTGACGCTAATGACAACGACACAATCGATGGCTGGTATCGCACATCTGATGGGCAACTGTGGAAAAGCGATGAGCTTTTCAAGTCAGAGGGAAGCACGTACTACACAGGTCAGTTTGCGAGGGGCACCACCTATTATGGATACGAGAGAGAATATGGCCGTAACACTTCTAACCCTGTGGATCGTCTGGTCATAGAAACACCAGGCGAGTGGTGGGATAACACCAACTACGACGCCCGTACTGATACCAGCTCGGTCTATGACGGTGATCACCCGCTGTATTATGAGGGTTATGCTAGTAGCTACAGCATTTATTACACAGGCCGGTGGGTAAACACCTGGATGCGCGACTACTTACCAGCGCAAGTCCAAGCCGGTGCTAATAGCCTGTGCATCGAGTTCTGGATGTTTAACTACGGTTATGACAGCTATAACTACACCCAATACTCCTGGTGGATGCACTACGGTGGCTATTGGAACGATGGTCATGGTTTCGACATGTGGAACAGAGGCTACCCCTCAAGCTACGTTAACATTTGCCCTGGCATTTATCACGGCGCTGCATCCAGCAACGCGGTATACGCAAACACTGGAACTACAGGTGATAATCCTGTCAGTACCTGGCATTCGTTTCCTTACGCCTCAACGGTGGACAACGATGATGCCGATTACGGACCCGAATGGTTTCACTGGTCGTTCCTGTGGGACTTCCAGAACGGTAGGGTAGCCATTCACAGAAACGGCACAGAGATTGTTGCCGAGACTAATACGTCCAGATACACAGCTTCCAACTTCAACCCGAAACCGTCCACAGACACCAACCTCGCAAACGAGTATGGAGCACTGGTCTTCGGCTGTCCTGCTGGCGTATCGAGTTACTATGGCAGGGCCAGAGCTTCGGTCTGTGAGTTCATCGTTTCTATCGACGACACAACCAAACAAGCACGGTGGGGCAACAGCTTTACACCGGCTAATACACCTTTGATCGAAGGGGGAGGTACCTGATGTACATTAAGGTAAACGATGATGGCACGACTGTCTGGCCTTACACCATCGACCAGCTCATCCGAGACAACAACAACGTCAGCTTTCCTCACCCTTTAAACGCGACGGTGCTGTCTGACTTTGGTGTCTACAAGGTAGTTCCTACCGCACCACCAAAGTACGACATGTTTACCCAGGAACTACACCAGGACACTCCGCAACTTGTAGAAGGACAGTACCGGCAGGTCTTTAGGGTTGAAGATAAAAGCGACGTCGATGCGGGGCGTAGGGTCCGGCAACAACGTGACAGCATGCTGATCGAGACTGACCATTACGCCATGTCCGACAGGACAATGTCAGATGAAATGCGTACCTATCGCCAGGCACTTCGGGACGTTCCTGCCCAGGCTGGTTTCCCTAGAAACGTAACCTGGCCAGAGAGACCATAATGGACACTGAAGCAAGGCTCGAGGCACATGAACGTGAATGTGCTCTGCGGTATCAAACGGTACAAGACAAGTTGGACGGCCTCGATAAAAGGCTCTGGCGGCTTGAGGCGATGGTCATGGCATCCACGCTTTGTGTCGTCGTAGCAGCCGTCACCGTATTTATGAACTAACACTATCATCATGAAGGAGAGCGTCTTACAGGAGACGCTTCATGTTCGCTGAGACTATGGCCGCTGCTGCTCTTATTAAGAGTGCTGTGGATGGCGTAAAGGCATCGATCAATACTGCCAAAGACATCTCCGATATCGCAGGGGATATCGACAAGCTTTTTGCCGGCCAGCAGCAGGTGCAGCGTGAAAAGCAAAAGAAGCAAAGCTCGCTCCTGGGCATCAGCAGTGTCGCCAGTGACATCATCGATGAAAAGCTGGCTCGCGAGGCTGAACAGGAAATCAAGACATTAGTGAATATGCGTTTTGGCTCGAACACCTGGGCCAGGATTGTAGCTGAGCGCAGCCGGCGTATAGCTGCGTTTAAAGAAGCTGAAAGAGAAGCAGCTCGTAAAAAGGCTGAGCGCGTCGAAAACATCATTCTTACGGTAGCCATCATCGTGGGTTTAGTGGTCGTCATCGGCGGCTTCGCTGCAGCCTATTGGTGGCACAACCATTAAGGAGACACACGTGACCAAGATTGTTTTCCTCGTCGTTTTGCTCATGCCTAACGGAGACTTTATGAGCCGGACATCAATTGTTGATACTTGCCCGTCAGTGAAGCTGATTGGAGACATGTACACCGAGCGTATGAAGCGCGGTGAAATCATGGACTGGAACGCTTCCTGTCTACCTATGGAATTCGAGATGAAGGAGACGACATGATACAAGCACTGATACCCCAGCTCCTGCCTATCCTGGGCAGTGCGGTAGAGAAGGTCATCCCAGATAATGTGAGCAAGGAACGTCTACGGCAGGAGATGGAAAAAGCCCTGGTCGATAACGCCAACGCCATCAATCTCGAGACCATCAAGACAAACCAGATCGAGGCCGCACACAAGTCTGTCTTTGTGTCAGGCTGGCGCCCAGCCATCGGCTGGTCATGCGCTGCTGGCATTGCCTGGCTAGTAGTCGGCGCCCCCATCGCCCAGTACGGCATGAACCTGGCCGGCGTCGTTGCAGAGGTGCCCACGATCCCCAAGGATCTGCTCCTCGAGCTCACCTTTGCGATGCTTGGAATGGCCGGCCTCAGATCATTTGAAAAGCTAAAGGGACTGACGAAATGAGACAGATGGATCTGACTGAGGTACGCAAGCGCCTGATCGAGCACGAGGGGCTCAAGCTCATGCCTTACCGCTGCACGAGCAACAAGCTCACGATAGGGGTGGGCAGGAACCTGGACGACAGAGGCATCTCTCAAGCCACCGCAACGCAGATGCTCGAAGAGGATATCGATATCGTCCTGGACGAGCTGAAGCGAGCACTGCCGTTTTGGGAAAAGCTTAAGTGGAACTATAAAGAAGCCCTGGTCGATTTGGCCTTCAATATGGGCGTCCCGAGGCTGATGATGTTCAAGCGCATGTTGGCTGCCATCGAGGCTGATGAGCCCGAGAAGGCCGCTGAGGAGCTCCTGGAGAGCCGTTACGCTTCGCAGGTAGGTAAGAGGGCCCACAATATCGCTGCCCTTCTACAGGCTTCCTAGAGCGAACTACGGAATACACCGGTCTACCACCAGGGTGGATCGGTGTTTTTTCACACTTATGTCCACCTATATACACTTAGTGCTTGACCTGGACTCTTCTAGGACTCATAACACTATCAAGAAGTGCCTCACTGGCGGTCAGCTGACTTCTAATCAGCAGGTTGGGGGTTCGAGTCCTCCCGGAATCGCCATGCATCGAGGAACTTCTTGTGAGACCAATTGTCACAAGGAGACCTGACAATGAAGCGCATTACCAGACAGACTAAGCCGCA